AATCAAATCTATGGCTGACGGTGATACTAATGAATTTTATGTACCAGATGAAGTTATTCTGACAGTGTCTGAGCTTTCCGGTAATCACCATGATATTATTAGACAGCGTCTGGCAGAAGGACAGACATTCTCTGTTAGAACTTCATGGTATGGGATTAACTTTTAGTCCCCAAGTACTGTAAAGTGCTTTGCACAAACTAACGCATTGAATTGCTGGAATTTCTTAAAGCTAATTACACTACAACGTAAGTATGAAATAAAACTAAGCGTGAATGTTATGAAAATAGAAAGAAGTAATTAGATGATACAAGGTTAAATCCTAAATATCGAGAGCATTCAACACCTATAACAGGTGTTTTTATTATGCTTAAAATAGAGAATCAGCAGCCAAGATCCGAACAGGATAAGGTTCAACGACTATCTGGAAACAGAGTAGAACTACAAGCGATTGGTAGTTCGAAGTGGTGCGCACCCTCAATTAGGGTGAAGATATAGTCTAATCTTTAGTGAAAGCTAAAGGGCTTTTAGCCAACACAGAGTAGCGTCTGAATTAATATCATTTTTCAAAATAATTATATAAGGAAGTATACATGCAAGAAAAACTATGTGGCATTTATTGCATAGAGAATATACTCAACAATAAAAAATATATTGGTATGTCAAGAGATATAAAACGGAGATGGTCTGAGCATAAAACAGAATTAAACTCTCACACTCATGTCAATCAGTATTTACAAGCTGCCTGGGATAAGTACGGCAAAGAAAATTTTAAGTTTTATGTTATTGAGTTATGTGATGAAGAGAATCTCAGCGAACAAGAATGTCATTATATACGTTTTTATAAATCATTATCACATGAAAATGGATATAATCTGACTACTGGTGGAGAAAATACTTCTATCGGCAAATCAGTAATATCATTAAAAGATGGGGCTATCTACAATTATGTAAATGATGCAGCTCAAAATGCCAACGTTCAGTCAGCAACTATGATTTCATGGTGTCGTCAAAAACATAACTATATGTATTTAGATGAGTATAACGCTCTTTCTCAAGATGAAAAAGAATATTGGAAAAATTTTGATTGGAAAAACTTTGATCATAAAAAATTAAGTCAAGTACATTCTCGAGAAAATCTCTCAACAACTACCCTGAAAAAACTAAGTCAAGCGACATCTGGAGATAAAAATCCAAGAGCGCTTAAAGTGTATTGCCCACAATTAAATGAAACATTTGATTGTATAAAATATGCATCAGATAAGTATGGCGTTAATAGAGGAAGTATAACTTCTTGTATTAAAGGTAGACTTAAAAGTGCCGGTAAACATCCCGTTACCGAAGAAAAATTAACATGGGAACTAATTGAAAAATGATATTAAAGTGTTAAATATAAATGTAAAATTTTTATTAACGAACAAATTTAGTGTTGACATACGCAAATGAATAGTGTATAATA